TCTTTCTTATTCTTGCCATCCTTCTTACCATACCTTTGAGCATATTTTAAAATATTACCCATACAGAAACCTTCACCGTGTCCTTGGTCAATGATGATTTCAGTAGCTTGTTTTTGAGTTTGTGCATAATGTGAAGAATAGGTATCGTCAATGTACCTTTTCACATCATCTAAAATTATATTCTCTTTAAATTTGTAATTCATAGTTTTTCATTATATCAGGTTTCAATTCAAAAGTCAAGGGCGGAGATATTTTCACCGCCCTATCTATATTATGCAATGTCAATTGTTCTAGGTTTTTTACCCTCAGGTACAATTTTTTCTAGTGCAATTGATAACATACCATCAGCCATTTCAGCACCTTTCACCTCTACATCATCAGCAGTTGTGAATGATCTTGTAAAGTGTCTTTTAGCAATGCCTCTATGGATTGTATCTTTATCATCCTCATCTTTGTGAGTTGATTTGATTGTGATAGTATTGTCAGCATATTTCACCTCAATATCTTTTTTATTATAACCAGCAAGTGCCATTTCAATTTTCCAATTGAGCTCGTCTTTGCCTTTCACGATATTGTATGGTGGGAATGAGTTTGATCTATTATCAACATAATGATCAAACTGGTTAAAGAGATCGTCAAACCCTATTGTAAAAGGTCTTAGATCGTTCCAAATAGATAAGTTTCTTGTCATTGTTTACTCCTTTATTAGCAAGTTAACTTTATTATTAAAATGAGACCCATAATGGCGTCTCACTATTATTTATATAATTATTAATCATAAAAATTCAAGTGGTAGTTTTTTCTAGGATACAATATCCAGAGGAAAACTACCAAACCTAAATTGTGTTGTCTTATACGAGAGGCAACACTCACAGAGGTCTTACGGATAGCCTCTATGACTATTTATGCTTATGCATAAACTGATGGTTCTAAAGCGGCAAAGCCTGCAGCGATTAACGCTTTAGATGGAGTACCTATTCTGTAATAAGTACCTTTAGAGTTTTTGTTGATATAGACACAATGTCCTTCCTCACGGATTTTATCAACAACCGCTCTTGGTCGTTTTAAGTTAAACTTGTTCTGAGCGTCAGCCCAAGTTACGTTTTCACCTCTTAACATAGCGTTAAGAAATTTAGTGCTATTAGCAAGTTTTTGTCTACCCATAATATAAGGTCCTTTCTTTAGTTGCTGTTATCAAGTCGCTCTTGTTGGCGTCTTAATTTGTTTACACGCTTAATGGATTCTTTCCTTAAACGTTGTTTCTTTAACGAAGGCTTTTCGTAAAATTGCCTTTGTTTAAGTTCTTTTAATAAACCATCTTTCATAACTTTTTTCTTTAGTTGTCTGATGGCTTTTTCTACATTGTTATTTCGTACTTTTACCTCTAATGTCATTATATCACCTCCCCATTATTAATTGTTGTTGAAGGTGGGCATTGCTGCCCACCCACGAGGTCTACATTATGAATGATAGATTTAAGCAAGGTTGTCCTCACTTTCCTCACTATCATTGGAAGATCCTTGGTTTAACTCATCAATATTGACACCACTGTCAACCTTGGTGTATAAATCAAGGAAACTGTTTTTTGTATCATCATCAAATCTGTTGATACAAACCTCAACTGCCTTCAATTTGTTTTTGAAGATTGCATAAGCATTTACGATATGAACCAGTCTTCTAGTAGCAATGATCTCATCAATACCACCATCAAAGAAAGTTCTTCTAATGACATCAGCCCACTTAACAAGATTGCTAGTAAACTCTGTATCTTTAAGACCATAATGGTTCATTACGTTATCTAAGATTTTAGTTTCGATCTTAGCAGTAGGATATGCCTGCTCAAAGGTAACTGGAAATCTCTCAAGGAATGCTTCGTTGAGAATATTAGTACCAATGAACCTACCGTCATCAGAACCTTTACCTTTAGTATTGGCAGTTGCGAAAATTTGAAAACCGTCTTGAGGTTCAACAAATTGACCTATCTTTTTAAGGAAGATACCATTACCTTCTAAGACTGGTTGTAAACACATAATCTTATTAGAGGCAAGGTCAATTTCGTCTAGTAATAATACGGCACCTTTTTTCATTGCGTTAACAACAGGACCGTCATGCCAGACAGTTTCACCATCTTGTAATCTGAAACCACCAAGTAAATCGTCCTCATCAGTTTCGATTGTAATATTAACCCTAATCATTTCTCTTTTAAGTTCGGCACATGATTGTTGTACCCCAAGAGTTTTACCATTACCAGAAAGACCAGTAATGAATGTAGGATAAAAAATACCAGACTTAACAATATTTTTTAAGTCTTTGTAATTACCAAAAGGCACAAATGTTTCCTCTTTGTTAGGAATCAAGTTTTCACTTGTACTTTCAGTAGTTTGAATTTGTTTAGAGATTTTTTGTTTAACCTCTGGAATACTAACTTGTTTAGCATTCTTAGAAGGATTTACAAGACCGTTAACAGGTAACCTGTAAACACCTCTAGTTAATCTAAACTGAGGATCTTTAATCAACCACGCAGGTGATGATTTCATACCTAGTTTAGCGTTAACTTGCTTGATCTGTGATTTCTCTAATGTATCAGAGGAAAACATTTCATAAGCAGTATTAACATACTCTAGTTGTTTTTCATTTAGTTTCATAATGTAATAACCTTTCTTAATTATATAGCTATGCTATCAGGAAGATAGCGATTTGTCAACAAATAATTTGGTATAATACCAAAATAAAAAGTCTTATTTATCAACGATTTAGTTAGGGTGCGACAATCCTGACCAATTTTGTTCTCTTTTTGTTCTATCATTATGCCACCCTTTCAACAAATTTATTCAATAAAACTCTAGACATTTTTTTCTGTTTAAAGTTTTTAGAAAATTGTTGTTTCATTTTACCTGCTGTCATATCAGAGGTAATAGTGATTTCAGTATCATCTACTTTCATATTAGTTTTAGTAGTGATAAACAATTCATCATAACCAATATCGGTCATGGTTACTACTTTGTTTTTTCTCATTTCTGCTTTTGCTTTCTCATAGTTATCATAACCTTCTGTTGTAGCAAAAGTTTGAACATCCCAATATTTTAATGCTTTACCAGCAACATAATAACCAATAATAGTAGAATCAGTTTTATGTTTAAAGTAAGATAAGAATTGTCTATGGAAAGCGTGAAAATGACTTCTTAACTTTTTGTTATGTTTACCATAAGTGAAATTATAACTACCATCTTTAACATTAATTTCATACATATAGGTATCCATGTATCCTATGTCACCATTGTCTTTTTTCAGAGTTGCTTTACCCATTGTGTGACCTGAACCATCTGTTAAAAAGATTGTATTCATTTTTTGTACTTTATGTTTTGCTTTGAATTTATTAACCACATTGATTGATTGATAGATCGCACTATCAAGTGGAGTACCACCAAGTCTTAGACAACTTGGCTCATAAAACGAAGGAGCATAAGGATCATAATCAGGATCGTTAAATCGTCCATATCTATTACTGTGTTGATAAACTAAAGCAATTTGATAAAGATTTGCCATTGCTTCGTTATACTTAACTGTTTTCATATCAGAGGTTACAAATTGTAATAGTGATACGTCTTCTAATACCATTAAACCTTCTTTATCAAAATGATAAGGATAATGACTATATGCCTGTCTTGATCTAAAGTATTCATCACCATCTTTTTTAAAATTACCTCTATTAGTATCTGAAAAGGCATAAACCTCAAAAGGTATATTTACTGCTTTACAAAACATAACTAAGTTCATTGTTTGAACCAATGTATCATACATTTTATCACCCATAGAACCTGACCAGTCAACAATCATAATCATACCATGATTTTTTGCACCTGGTTCAATATTAATTCTTGCGAATATATCATCATTGTATTTGTAAGAGTGTAAAGCATTAGTATTAATCATACCTGTTCTAGCAGTTCTAGTTCTAACATAATTATCAGCAGCTTTTTTCATTTCAAACTCTTTGACCATATAATTCACGGTTCTCATTTGTTCTCTTTTAAATTTCTTAAATTCTTCTAATCTTTTAGACATTGGGTAAGAAGCATTTTGTTTTTCAATTTTTTCAGCAATTAAATCATAAGATACAACAGCGTCTTTACATTTTGGTAAAGATAGATAAAGGTTATCTTTAATATCTTTATCTAATTTTGCAATACCTTTTTTATTTTGTTCTGAGGCATGATCTGTTAATGCTTCATTGTTACCTACTTTGTAACCACCTTCTGAACCACTACTTGCTGAACCTTTTTGTTTTTCTTCTTCTTTGTCTTCTTTACTATCTGATCCTGCGGAAGATTGTTGTTCGTCTTCTTGTTTATCATTATCAGGTTTAGACGAGGAAGTAGTTTCCTGATTTTGCTCTTGTTGCTCATCGCTATCACTATTACCTTCTGTTTGTTCAGATTGTTCTTCTTGGTCACCTTGACCATCTTGACCTAATTCTGATTTCATTTCTTCTTCTTGTTCTTCGTCATATTTTTCAGAACCAGAATATTCATAAATGTCTTTAGTAAGTTTTACTACATCATCCCAAGTATTAAGATTATCTGATCTAGTAATAAATTCTTGTTCGATATCATTAAAATCAATTTGTGCTGAAGAACCAGACTTAGAAAATATATTAAGTCTATCAATAAATCTAAAACCGTTAACATCTTTATCTTTAGTTAAAAAGAAATCTTTTTCTACTAATTCATTATAACCATTGAAATAAGATTTTCTTAAACCAGGGTATTTGATTTTCATTTTTTTGTCGATACGGATATCTTCGACTACGTTAAAATAAGAATGTGGAATTTTGTGTTTTTTAAATTCGTTTTCGTCTTGAGGAGTATATAATGCATGACCAACTTCATGACCTACTAATAAATCATATAAGTCATTAGACATATCTTCCCATACTGGAAGACATAAAGTTCTAGTCTTTGGAATGAAATATGCTGTTTTTACTTTTTGATGAATAACATTAATATTCTCGGTTGCAAGTAACTTAGCAAGATTTGATTTTTGTTCTTTTGATACTGTTTTCATAATGTAACCTTTATTATTCTCTTATGCTATCAGGTCTTTAGCAGATTTGCAAGGAAAAAACCAAATTAATTTAAAGAAAAAATCGTTGTTTTTCAAGGGTTTATCTAGGGTGCGACATATATGCCCAATTTGTTCCCCTTTTGTTCACCCCTTATTTTAGGGCAATAACCCCATAAAAATTGAAATTTTGCCAAAATACATGTAAATCTTTGAAACCTGCGTCATAACACATATCAAACATTTCTGTTTTTGTGTTGGGTTTCATCATATGTCTTAATTGTACCTCTTTGTCTAAAATCTCTTTATCTGTAAAATGTTGTCTTTTATAGTCATAATACATAAAGGTCATCATATCTTGTATTTTAGGATTACAACTAAAACCTTTTTCTGAGAATATAAAAGCACCACCATCATTTAATCCCTCATATATGTTTTTAATTGTTCTTGCTCTATCTTTAGGGGGCATGAATTGTAATGTAAATATAGAGGTTACTAAACTCGCATTACTAAATGGATATAGTCTAGCGTCTATATTTTCATATGCTAGATTGTTCCATTTATCTGACATTACATCTTGACCATGACCTTCTGAAAAATCTTCTTCGATTTCTATACCAATATATTTTGCATTTGGTACATGTTCATTATTTTGTGTTATCATTGCTTTAAGCATTTTACCTGAACTACAACCTACGTCAATAACATTGGTGTCATCTTCAACAAAATACTTTGACATACCTACTATGTCATTCCACAAATTAGTATAACCTCTTACGGAGTTTTCAATGTGTTTATCAAAACCTTCTTTTGATTGTGCGAATGTAAATTTAGTCATACTGCCTTTCCCCAATACTGACATATGCCACTTACTGACTTATATCTGTTGTTTGGATTTATCTTACTATTATTTAGCAACGTTTCAAAACGTTTATCTATTCCTGCGCCTAATTGTAAATTAATATGTTTTTTAAAATTAAACTTTTTAAATTGTTCAAAGTCATTTACAACATGATGTTTCTGGAATGGTTCATTTAATTCATACCAATCTTTACTATAAAAGAAATCTCTTACTGCTTTAGATAGATATGGTGTAATAAATTTTTTATTATGTTTATCTGCAACTATCTTATGCCACATATAACCTGCACTCTTAGTTGGTAAAAAATAATCATTTCTAAATTCATCAAATTTTTCTTTTGTTTTACCTTTAGTATAATGTAGTATGGCTCTTTTAGATATACCATAGTAACCATCAGCAGCCCAACCACTCAATACTTCTTCTTGTTGTATTTCTGGATACAAATACATAAAAGGAAACACACACTCAAAATGGGTTTTCTTTTTACAATCATATTCTTTTGCTAGTTTAAAAAAGTCTTCTTCTAAATTATCTGTTGGCACAACTTTTGTTGTAAGTGGCCATTTGAATATCTGTGATACCTCTGCGGCCTTGTCACTATCATAACTAGAACCTGTATCTAAATGAAAAGAATATGCATGTACTTTCTTTCCTAACTCATGAGCGGCAAATGCTACACTCAAACTATCTACACCACCAGATAAAAGTACAGCAACTTCATCTTGTTTTGATTGTGTATCAATAACTCTTTTTATTATTTGTTTAATTGACATAATATATTTTTGTAAATATTACCAGATAATTCTTTCATCATTAATGGTGCAACCATACGACCAACTCTTTCTGCCTGTTGATCAAAGTCACCTTGTAATTTAAAATCATCTGGCAAACCCATTACTCTTTTTAATTCTTTAATTGTTAATTTACGATTACTGTCATAATGAAATACACCAGACAGACCTTTCTTTTGTCCTGCTTGTGTTACTGTTGGACAAGGTAGATCAGGTGCTGGTCGTATCATATTAAACATAGATTGTTTAGGATTGATATCTAAAAATTCTGGATCACTAGGTTTTCTATGTTTGTCTGGACTGAAAGGTAATAACTCAATC